GGATCGCTCGCGCTGACAGGGAACGCACCTGGGTTGAACCTTGGTATCGGCGTAGCGGCGGGTTCTCTTGTCCTCACTGGGCAGCTACCGACGAACGTCGGACAAGGCTCCTATTCGCCGGATAGGGCGGCGCTAGCGCTGTCTGGGCAGGCTCCGACGCTTCTGTTCAGAACGCTCTACCCGGTCCCTGTCGGAGCCCTAACGTTCGCTGGACAGGCTCCCGAGGCGGTGTACAGAACGATCTACGCGGTGCCCGCCGGAGCGCTGACGCTGACCGGTGCTGCACCGATTACCGGGCAAGGCCAGATCGTCCCCGCAGGATCGTTGGTGCTCACTGGACAGGCGCCATCGGTTTCTTACCGGATCGCCTATAGCGTGCCGGCTGGGGCGTTGACCCTAGTTGGCCGCCAGGTTGCACTTCAGGGCGCCGGCAGCTTGACGATCCAGGTGGAAACCGGTGTACTGACCTTCACTGGTAAGGGTTTGGTAATTAATCCAGCGTTCATCATCGGAACGGGCAGCTATATCCCCAGCATCATCGGGACTGGCAGCTACGTGGATACCAACTGAGGTAGCGATGGCGATTGAGGGAGATATCGGTGGAGATGACACGCTCTTCGTCGGCGAGGACAAGACTTTCATCTTGCTCGTCGTCGATGCAGACGGTGTCCCCATCGACACTAGTGGCTGGGTTGAAGTTCGATTCGTCGTTCGCAAGAAGGACAAGTCGGCCGATCCAGCGATCTTCGATAAGGTGGCTGCTCGCAGTGGTGTATACAACGTCAATCCGAGTTTGAACACCGAGCGGTGGACCGTGCAGCTGACCGACGACGACATGAATCTCGTGAGGGCGAAGACGTATCGCTATAGCTGGAAACTGATGGATGACGGACGCGAGACCATTCTTCGCTTCGGCAACTTCGCGCCACAGCAAGCGACGGCGAGATAACTATGGCAACCATCGACGCAACAGTCGGCGGAGCGAACGCGAACAGCTACGTGACGCTCGATGAGGCCGAAGCATACTGGCAGACGAGGATCTTCCCCGATATGTGGGACGATTCTGAGGATCAGGAAGCTGCCCTCATCATGGCAACGCGCGTCATGGATGCCATGGCCGTCCCCCATCGGAAGCTGGTCAAGATGGGCGACGAGTGGTACTACATGACCGATCCACAGTGGACCGGAGCGGTCGCCACGAGCACTCAGGCGCTGGCGTGGCCGCGCACTGGGATGGTGGACGCTCTAGGTCGAGTCATCCTCGACACTGTGTTGCCCCAGGCGTTGAAGAACGCCATCGCCGAACTCGCTGGTCAGTTGTCGAAGGCCGATCGCACACTCGACAACGACGTCATCACCCAGGGCATCAAGTCGATCAAGGCCGGCAGCGTCGCCCTGGAGTTTAACGCCTACATCGGAACGTACGTGATCCCAGATGCTGTGTGGAACCTGATGCCAGACTCGTGGTTCACTGACGAGATCGTGACTCCGGCTCTGCGTGGCTTCGCGTTTGAGGTTCTCTAATGGCGCTCATTGACGCACTTCGAGCGGGCGTGGAGGTGGCAAACAAGGTCACTAACACCGGCGGTCTACAGTCCACTGTGCAGTTCACCCGCAACGTCGGGAACGACGAGTACGGCAATCCGCTTCCATCTTCGACTGTGCGGCTCAAGGCCATAGTAGACTGGAAGCAGAAGCAAGTGCGCACACCGTCGGGGATCTTGAGCGTCAGTCGAGCGTATGTCTTGTTCTTGGATGTCAAGGCGTTGAGTCTTGCCACGAATGGAGAAGGCATCAACGACGAGGACAAGATCGTGCTGCCCGATGGGACGACTGGGCCGATTTTGGACATGGCCGGATTCATCGACCCTGGGACTGGGAATCCCATAGCGACGGAGGTCTATCTTGGTTAACGTTTGCGTTCCAGTCCTACGTCGCTATGACTTGCTGCAGAAGATGCTCAAGTCTCTCGAGCGAAGTACGCTTCTGCCTGATTGCGTGTACATCATCGACAACGGACGGAACGCTCAGCAACTGGCAGCTGCATTGAGCGACTGCCAGCTGTCACTAGTGCGTACCAAGACGCCTGAGAAGCCTATGGGCGTCGCTGAGGCGTGGAACTGGTTTCTGAAGAACGTTCCAGAGGAACGCATCATCACGAATGACGATATCATCTTCGGGCCTGATTCACTCCAGGCCATGGTGGATACGCCAGGGGATTTTGTCAGTTCACTGGCGATAGAGCACAACGCATTCTCGTGCTTTTTGCTTCGAGATAGCTGTGTCAAAGCAGTCGGAATGTTCGATGAAACCATCTCGCCCGGATATGGTTATTTCGAAGATTGCGACTACGGCGAGCGCATGCTGATCTCGGGTGTGGAACTCAGTGGTGTGTCGTGTGGTGTGCGGCATCTCAAGAGCCAGACGCTGAGAGCCGCCAATCACATGGAGATGAATATCCATCATCGCAGGTTCTTCATCGCGCAAGAGAACTACATCAAAAAGTGGGGGCGACTGCCGAAAGGCATCGAGCGGCAGCACATATGACACCGACGTTCACCGTTCTCATCGGCTCACTCGGCAGACCATCGCTGAAGCACACGCTCGACTCTATCAAGCGGCAGGCGCGAGTTCCCGGCGACCAGGTCATCGTTTCCATCGACGCCTTCGAGCAAGGTGAGCGGCAGGACGTCCAGGATTTTGTCCACTCGTACGGTGAAGGGTTCATAGCGTGCGCGTACGATGCAGGGTACCATGAATTCGGGGTCGAACAAATCAACTACGCGCTGCGCACCATCCCTATTACAGGGTCGCACATCTTTACTATCGGAGACGATGATGTCTTCGTGGATGCTGCGTATTCAACTATTCGTCCTTTCTGTGCTGCAGAACCCGATCGTCCGATCCTTTATCGGTTTCTGACACCGGCGAAGATCGGTCGTTGTCTGCTATGGGACCAGCCAAGACTCCAGATCTGCCGCATCAGTGGCTGCTGCATCGCTGCTCCGTGGAAACACGTTGAGCCGATGGAGACCGGTCACGGTGCAGTTCACGACTTTTACTGGATAGAAGCCATCGTCAAGAAGAGTGGTGTTGAGCCACTCTGGCTCGATTATGTCGGTGTCATCGCGTGCCCAGATCGTCGCGGCGACGGAGTCGCTCACGCGGGCGTGTGGGAGTGCTGGCATTGCAAACGTTTCGGCTATAGGGAGGACCGCAAGATTACGGATCCGTACTGTGTCTGTGGGGCGGTGTTGGAAATCAATCCAGCACCTCAAGCTGTGGGGGCTTGTCATGCGTAAAGTGCTGTGGGTGGGGGATGGGCCAGACTGCCCGAGTGGGTTTGGTCTGGCTACAAGGAAGATTCTTGAGCACGTGGACCATCGTCTCAAGGGCGATGTAGAAGTCACAGTGCTCGGTATCAACCATCGAGGCGATCCAGGAACGGTGCCGTATAAAGTCTATACAGCCGCTGCCGGTGGCGACTGGGCAGGCGTCGGGCGTTTGATCTGGATGTGCGACGTCGTCAATCCAGACATCATCGTCATCCAGCAAGACCCGTGGAATATCCCGGATTACATCGCCCAGCTGAAACACTACAAGGAGCACGCCAACATCCCAGTCATCGGCGCGATCGCTGTAGATGGAAAGAACTGTCGCGGCACCGCGCTCAACCAGCTGACGCACACGGTCTTCTGGACGCAATTCGCGCTGGATGAGGCGCGTGCCGGCGGGTTCCTCGGCGAAGCCTCGATCATCCCACTCGGCGTCGATCTGGAAACGTACTACCCGATGGACAAAATTGCGGCTCGTGAGAAGAAGCTGCCGATGGCATTGGATGCCAAGTTCATCGTGGGCAACGTCAACCGAAACCAGCTGCGCAAGCGTTGGGACTTGACCATCAAGTATTTCGCCGAGTGGATCAAGGGGCAGAAGATCGATGACGCCTATCTGTACCTCCACTGTGCACCGACTGGCGAGAAGGGATGCGAGCCGACACAGCTGGCCAACTACTATGGCGTCCTGAATCGACTCCTGTTCTTCGAGCCGCCGATGTGGTACGGTGTAAGCGAAGAGGAGATGCGGATTACCTACAACTGCTTCGATGTGCAGGTCACTACGACGCAGGGCGAAGGCTTCGGGCTGACCACCTTCGAGGGCATGGCCTGTGGCGTGCCTCAAATCGTGCCCAAGTGGTCTGCTCTCGGCGAGCTCTGCGACGGTGCGGCGTGGGTGGTCCCATGTGGCAGTACCTGCATGCATGGAGCACAAGGCGTCAACGTCATCGGCGGAGTTCCTGACCAACAGAACTTCACGATGGCGCTCAATCGACTGTATCGAGATCCAGATGCGCGAGCGGAGAACCGAATCGACGGACTCCAGCGTGTTGGTGAGCCACGATTCCGATGGGAGTACGCAGGCAAGGCGTTCAATCGTCTGATCCACGAAGTGCTGGATAGGCTAGAGCGCGAAGAGCAAGAAGTGTTTCTCAAATCGAAGACGGAAACGGCTGCAGTGAACTGATGGCCAAGGTTTCCGTTCGCGGCATTCCGGAGATGAGAGCGAAGTTGAATGACTTTGTCTTGAGTTTCCCGGATCGCGTCGCTGAGGCGTTGTATCTCGAAGGTCTAATCGAGATGACAGAGTCGAAGCGGCGAGTGCCTGTTGATACGGGCGTGCTGCGAGCAAGTGGACGAGTGGAGGAACCGCAGCGTTATCGAGGACGTATCTCGGTAACGCTGTCGTACGGTGGAGCGGCAGAGAACTACGCGATCATCGTGCACGAAGATCTCGACGCGCATCACTCTGTGGGGCAGGCG